AACCAAAATGAATGAACAAATCTTAGCACAAAATTCAGACTGTGCAAGCCCATATGATGATGAGGATCAAGTCCTTACTCAATGGCAAGTAGATCATGATGCTTATGTTGAAACGCTTGATGCTTATAGAAAAGCACATACGGATCTTGAAAAAGCTTTAGGAATTGAGAAGGACTTTGACAAAACTTCTCATAGCGCAAAGGAAATCATTGAAGACTTGCGAAAGAACTGGCACCTGTACGCACTAATCAACCGCTTTGAGAGCGCTGTAATTAACCGTCTAAGAGCAAAGGATAAGTTGTAATGCACGATAATAATTCTATTGATGGCGGGGTAATTTTGCCTGATCCATTAATTGATAGTGATGTGGATTTACGCGACTTTGCATACATGCCACTTGATGTGGTGCGTTTCAGAGACAGCGATTTCACAGCTATTACAGATGGGGAAGCATTTAAGGCAGGTGTTTTGCTTTGGTGTGCTTCATGGCATCAAGTGCCTGCTGGATCACTTCCAAATGATGATCGTATTCTTGCAAATCTTGCGGGTTTTGGTCGCTTCATTGGGGAATGGGTAAAGGTTAAAGCTGAGGCATTGCATGGCTGGAAAGAGTGCAATGATGGCCGCATCTATCACCCAACAATCTGCGAGAAAGCACAGGAAAGCTGGGCATCAAAACAGGGCCATCACTACGCAAAATTTGCGGACAGAATGCGGAAATACAACAAAAAGCTTGAGTCAGAAGGCAAGAAATCCATAGATATTCCAACAAGTGAACAATGGATAGCTGCTGGATGTCCAAAAGATTGGGTTGAGTCTTCCACAAGTGTTCCACAAGAATTCCATCGGAATTCCAACGGAACTCCAAAAGAAAGCCAAAATCAATCTAGCGGAATTCCTTCGAATTCTGCTCTTAAGGGAGAAGTAATAGAACATAAGGGAAATAATATAAATATATGTCCGCCTAACGGCGAACCTATGTCTGCTGAAAAGCCTAAAGAGAATTTCAAAAATGAGATTCAAGAGGTTTTCGAGTTTTGGAAAGTGACGTTTAACAAGAATAATCGAACCGTTCTTGATAACCCGCGCAAATCCAAAATTCAAGCAAGACTCAAAGAGGGTTACACGGTTGAAGATATCAAGACCGCTATTGTTGGGTGCTCTAAATCTCAATTCCATATTGAGGGCAATCATACTGATCTAACGCTAATTTGCCGCGATGCAACCAAGCTTGATCACTTTCTTGCCATGTCTAATCCAGCACAGGTAATAGCATGTCCTCAAATTGAGGATGTGCAGACCATTCCTGCTCAATACAAGGTAATTGAGGGGGATTGGTAATGTCATTTAATTCAAATATTCATGATGTGAACATGGAGCAATGTGTTCTTGCGGCTTTAATGGCTACATCCTTGTCACTTGAGTCTATTGGTCAGGAGTTGGATGCAGAATGTTTTTACTCAGATCGTCATCAACAAATATACAAGGCAATCGTAGAGCTTTCTGAAAGCAACCATCCTTACGATGTGGTTATGGTTAGTAACTACTTAAAGGGCAAAAATGTTTTGCATTTGATGGGTGGTGAGGATTATTTGATTCAGCTTATGCAGGATGCGCCAAGTAGTTTTTACAATGCTGAAAGTTATGTAACTCAATTAAAAAAACTCAAGACGCACCGAAAAATTGAGCAAATTGGTTTTCGCATTGCCGCAATGGCTAAAGACACTACAGTGCCAGACGCATTCATTGAAGCTGAAAATCTTTTGAGTCAAATCGATAAAACAGAAGATGGCGATATGGGCGCAAGCTTTGGTGAAGCATTGACTAGCGCATTGGCGCAAATGATAGAGAAATCAGAGAAGAAAACTAAGAATCAATTATCTGGAGTTAGATTCAATCTTGTAACGCTCGATAAGATGCTTGGCACAGTACAAAACGGTCATTTTTGTGTTGTTGGAGGTCGTCCTGGTTCTGGTAAATCAACTCTGGCACAAATGATGGCAATTGATACTGCTATGGTTAAAAAGGAGGGGGTTCTTTTTATATCAGCAGAAATGGACAAAGAGACACTCTCAAACAGAATGTTTAGTTCACTTAGTTCTATTCCATATGACAACTTGCACAATGCAACACTTTATGACGGATTACTAAAGGAATATGCAAGGTATCGAGAGGTTTACAGCGGTCTACCAATTTGGATCGAACCAAAGCAGAAACCAAGCATAAGTGAGGTTAGAGCCTACGCGAGAAGAGCAAAGCGCCGTTTTGCCAAAGCAGGTACCAAACTTGGCTGCATCATTGTTGATTATCTTCAGCTTGTAAGAGATCCAAGCAAAAAAGACCGCTTTCAAGAAGTTGGCTCTATTAGTCGTGAACTTAAATCTATGGCTAAGGAGTTTGAATGCCCGGTTGTAGCGCTCGTTCAATTAAATCGTGAATCAGAAAAAGGTAAGAAACCGAAAGCTTCTGACATTAAGGAATCAGGGCAGATCGAGCAAGATGCAGACCAGATCATCCTTGTTAATCCATTAACTGATGACAAAACACTTCAACCTCTCGGGGTTACAGAATTAATTATTGCCAAAAATCGACACGGGAAAAGGGGGGCAGTCAGAGTTCAAGAGCATTTAGACATGTGTAGATTTAAAGCCATTCAGGAGCTAGAAGAATGAAAACATTCCTAATCATTATGACTGTTATCTGTATTGCTGCTTTTATGGGACTGGTTGTAGCTGCAATAGCTGCAAAGCTGTACCAGTTTTCAGGAAGTCTAGCTAAATTTCGCTTTTCACTAGCCTTCATGGATATCACTTTTTTCTTTTTATGTGTATCGGCTCTGGCTGTATTTGATGGGGGTAAGTATCTGGCGTTCGCTCATCTAACCCAATTCTTGTTGGCTTTATACCTAATTTTTTACCGTTCTAATAAGTGGGAGCGTAAAGCATGAAAGAACAAATGACTTACAAAAAAATGATGTCCTTACGCAGCGCTTATGGACAAGGGGTAAGAGATGCGGAAACCCGTGCAGCAAATTGTTTATACGTAAAATTAAGAAGGTCAAATTTGATAGAAAAGTTTAAAAAAGAAAGCGAGTCGGGATATGACGGAGTAATCAGAATTTGCATGAACAATCAGGAGGTATTGAACGTTATTGCTGGTGGAGATGTGAATGCTAATTCGCTACTTAATTGGATTAATCCTAACTTTGAAAAGCAATTTAAAGAACTAGCCAAAGGTTTTGGAAGGTTGATGAAAGATATTCGCAAAAGCTTTCCAGATGCAAATTACCTTATTGTTGGTGATGGGATAGCTTTAATGCTTGGACATTCACATAGCGATACAGGGGAAGTTCAAAGAGAATTAGTAGCTGTCCATGGTGGTTTGGTGGATATGTCAAGTGGGGAGCGCAAAGCATGAGCCATAAAATAATTAAACCCGACCTTGATTTGGTTTTTGCGAGATTTTCTATTTTTGGCATGGTGGCAATTGTATATACAGCGCTCTCTGCAAATGGCTTCCCGTCATGGTTTTTATGGCTCGTTCTCTTATGGGGTGTGTTCTCAATATTTGAGGCAGCGATTAAAGCGGATGAGGTTGCTGTAGAGGCAGAAGCAACACAAATCAGAATAGGCAAACTCAAGTGGCTGGTAAACCATCAACACAAGATCATTACGCAGCATGACCAGTCTTTAGAGCGAATGCTTGAATTTAAAAAGCAGATTAAAGACCACGTTTTAAGCTTAAGAAGTGAATACAACCTTTGGTCCAATGAGGAGATTCCGCAGGTAGAGAAACAGCTTGATCATCTTGAAAATTTGATCGAAGCCAATAGCCAGAAATGTAAGTGTACCGACTTACCAAAAGCACAGAAATTCTTTAACAAGCTGATCATTTGCCATCAGTGCGGAAAGGAGTATTTGATTTGAAGTGGCAGACAATAATTTTAGATTTAATAAGTTTGGTTGAGGGTTGGGTTCTATGAAATTCAAAGTTGATGTGGATGCATTAAAGCTCACCATGCAATGGCAAGGATTCTTTTTGAAGGGTTGGTTTAAGGATCAATGGTATGACCTTTTGGACTATTTGGAGGTAACTTTAAAAATACTCTTAATCCTTCTACGGGTTCTGTATTCTCCAATTTTAATTATCTATGTCGTTTGGCAAACCAAAAAAATGTACAGACAAATAGCAAGTGGAGAAGTCAATAGAGAAAAAGTCAGAAGTCACATCAAGAGATACGGTAAGTAAGGGGAAAAATAATTATGAATTCAAAGTTACATATCATGCAAGGTGTAGACTGGTCTAAATATGATTTGCCGGAATGGTTGCGTCAATTTGGTTATTGGCAAGGGGCAGTGATTCGATTTGGTGGATCTACTGAAAACCCGTTAGTGGGGGCGATTAAGAAAGCAAAACTAAGACTTAAGAAGGGCGATAGAGAAAAGATCATTTCCTATTACCTATGTGACGAAAACTTTATTGATAAACACTCAAAAAAACCAAATGTCTGCCTAATTACAGATGACGAGGCTAGAGCCGTACAGCGCTTGATTATTGATATTTTAGACGGTTGCACTTCTGAGGCTATGCTTGATTGGATGGATGCAATTATTGAGCGTTATTTCAATCAAAAATCATGGACTCAGTTAGTAACTCCAGAGCGAACAGCCATGGATGCAAAATACGATGTTCGTTGTGGCTTAGCAGCTTTGCACAATCGCTACCAGTTTATTAGATATAAAAATGGCTCAGTATGATCTAACTATTGATATTTATTGGTAATTCAGATAATTGTATGAAGATTAAACAACGGTGAGCAAGAATGATAGAAAATCCGCAACATTTTAATTTAATAACAAATTTTGAAGAAATCACATCTAGACCTAATTTTGTTGAAAAAGTGACGATTGCTAGGGGTGAGGATGTTCAAAACACTATCTCTGATTTAGTTGGTTTTTATGTGCTAAGGGATTTTGTTAGTTGTGGGATTTCTAGTTGTGGAAAGAAACATCAAAAAGGTTATATCGCAGCACTGCATGATGGAAATGAAATTATCATTGGCCATAAGTGCGGGAAAAAACACTTTGGTGTGAGTTTTGATGAAAAAGCTAAACAATTCAAGCATCTTAGAGACAATGCGAATCAATATCTGCAAATTAAGGCAATGTATGAAAAGCTGCCACAGTTAAAGGAAAGTCTAGAAAGAATTTTGAACCAGTCGGGCAAAATGACATTCTTGCAAATAAAGATGGCAGTAAAGAGCTTTAAAGAAGATGCATTTGATTACTGGATGCGAAGGAGAATTGGACAAGAGGTAACAAGCAACGGATCTATTTTTATTGATGACTTCAAAACAGAAGAAGAAATCAATGCTGAAATCCTAAGTGGTAGAAAGAACATCTCAGACATCAAGCGGGTTTTGGTCGCAAATATTGCTGAATATGATGTTATCGCCAATTGGCATAATGCTGAAAGGTTAAAGGACTACTTTGATCGTCTGTACAGGGAAATCAAGAACCCCAACCAAATGGACGGGGTGGCAATTAAGGCATTATCCAAAAAGCTTAGACAGCATGACCAAAATTTGAGGGAGTTGGAGGACTATATAAAAAGAGGTAATCGCTTATTTACCCCTGAAAACCTAGTTCAATTCTCCGTGTTATTTACAAAACCACATGATCAAAAAATTATTGAGAAATATGCAAATAATTTTGCTTGAGCACTTGACCCTGATCAGGGCTAGTGGTATTTTTATGTTAAAGTTGTGCGAAGTGTAAATAAGGTGCAACTAAATTAGTAAGTAACCCTTGCACCATACGCAAGAAGGCGAAACTAGATCAAAGCCTGTCATTAAGTTGATGGGCTTTTTGCGTTTCTGGTCCTACCTATTAGGGAACCTTAAGTTAATAGGCGCTCATCTTTTTGTGATGAGATTTGCAGTATTTGTATTGCAAACGGTGAGATGCTGAAACCTGCCGTGTAGATGGTTTGAATCCAGTATGATTTCGTCACATGCTGAGTTAGCCGTAGAGCCCTAAGTTGTGGGTGACACCCCGCCCAAAGCGAACGAAAGACACAAAAGCCGATCAATAGCTAACTTTGAGAAGCAAGTAGTGTTGAGTAGCAGTAGGCCACAGTACTGAGAAAGCTGTGGCAATTCAGGAAGATTAAACCAAGTCGGTCTATGGGTCGCTGTCTTGAAAACAGTTGGGTGTTACAGCCGTGTGAGTTCGAGTCTCACATCTTCCACCAAGAATATCTCGCGGGAGGTGCTTTGTTGGGGCACCTCTCAATTTTGCCGAACGGATTACGGCGCATGAAGCCCTGCCAAATACTAGTTATTGGCGGGGCTTTTATTTTTGGAGAATGCCAATGGATGACTATTCAAAACGAATGCAAGAAAGAATTAGAAAGGCAGACCGAGCAGATCGTATTCATAGTTACATTTGTTTGGGTTCAATCTTGGTTATCTTAGGTCTGGCTGTCTACGGGGCTTACAAGCTATTAATGGGGTGACTATGGACACAAGCGAAGCCAAGAAAAATCTAAATAAATATTCGGATGAATTAAACCGCTACCAGAACTTATCTCGCACTGGGTTAAGTCGTGAAGAAATGCTTGTTATAGATCGAATCATTATTCGACTGAGAAACAAGATTAATAATTTACGGTCTATGTTGAATGCGTGATGCCAAAAGACTAGCCGAAGTACGCAAGCTGCCATGCATGAGATGTGGTGCACCAGCACCAAGCCAAGCCGCGCACTCTAATTCAAGCAAAGACGGTAAAGGCAGATCTATTAAGGCTTGCGACTCTAAAACTGTTTCTATGTGTTTTTCCTGCCATCATTTATTTGATACCTACCAACTAGGCAACAGACAGGAAAGCGAAGACTTATTTAATAAGTGGCTTAAGCGAACCAACGCAATGCTTGAGTCTGATAAAGAATTATTTTGAATTATAAATAACCCAAACAAACCCATTAAAAGCGGTGGGTTAAGGTATAGGTGGGAATATGGAACCAGCAACATTCCCAATCAATAGTTATTCAGGAATTGTTCAGGTAATTAACTATCTGAACAATAACCACTCCAAAGCAGCCGCAGAAGGTAAACCTTTAGTCGTTAGAATCAACCAGAAGGAAGACGACAGGAGCGCCGCACAAAATCGGCTTTATTGGGCTTGGCTTGAGCAGATCAAGCAAAAGACCGGTAACTCAAAGGATGACCTTCATTTACTTTTTAAGAAAAAGTTTCTTGCCCGGATCTATGTTGAAGGTCGGCAAGAGACTGCAGAAAAGTACATGGCTTTGCAGAACTTTAAAGATGTTATTCAAGCATTCGATGGACCTAAGCGCCGTCAACTTGAAAAGGATTACCAAGTTTTGGTCAATACCTTCATTAAAGACCACCTGCAAAGCAAGAAGGCCACCATTAAAGAATTCACCAAATATCTGGATAAGATCAACATCTATGCACATAGAGACTTGGGCGTGATGTTGATTATCCCGGATGACCTTAAGTGGTGTTATCAAAATGAGCAATGATTCAAATTTGCAAGACGTGGTGCTTAAGCTGATAGAGCAAAACAATAAGTTGATTGAACAAAACAGCTTGATTGTCCAAATCAATGCTGAGCAAGCCGCCCAATTAAATGAAGTTCTAATGATGTTTGAAGACGGCGAACCAACACGTAAATCTACATCATTGGATGGGTGAATATAATGAATAAAGGCCAGCAATTTTTCTTAATTGATGAAGATACTCGGAAGATGTGGGATAAAAATGCTTTAAGTATGCTGGAACAGACTAGAACTCCTGAATTGAAGCGCAAAGAACTGGAGCTTGAATTAGTTAAACTGGTTCAAAGTTATCAACGTGACGGTTTGGATATCGATTGGATATCCATTGACTTACTTAATGGTGTAGATGCGCGAGTAAACTTAAATGAAACTCCAAACATTCAAGAACAAGTTACAGACGCTACAGGCACAGAGAACACCACAAAAGATTGACAGCTCATGGCGTTATGTGAAATAGGGTGAATATTGTGAAGACTCCTACATGGCGAAGTGACAAAAGAACATCGAGTGAACGTGGATACAATTCAAAGTGGCGAAAGGCTAGAGAAACATATCTACGTTCAAACCCACTTTGTGTAATGTGCAAAGAGCAGGGCAAGGTTGAAGTTGCAAATGTGGTCAATCACATTGTTCCGCACAAAGGGGATCAAGCATTATTTTGGGATAGAAGCAATTGGCAAGCAGTTTGTAAGTTCCATCATGATTCAACGATTCAAAGACAGGAAAAACTAGAAGTTGTTATAGGTTGTGATGATCGTGGCATTCCACTCGACCCAAATCACCATTGGAATAAAAAATAAAAAAATCAATGAGGTAGGGGGGAGGGTAAAATTTCAAAATTATTTTATTTAGAGACCGCCACCGAAATCACATTTTAATTCTATTGGGATTTTAAGGGTTAAAACACATGGCAGGAAGAAAACGATCTGACAGTACTCATGTCAAAACGCAACTGGTAGATGATCAAGATATTGCACCACCAGAACACGTTCAACTTCGAGATATTGATATGCCATTTTGGTATGCTCTCGTGCGCGCGCGCGTAAAGGAAAGTTGGAATACGGTAGACCTGCAACATGCAGCAAACTTAGCTCGTTGTCAGGCAGACATTGAGCGAATTCAGCAAGAGATTCTGATTGAGGGTGACACGCTGACGAATGATCGAGGAACGGTTGTCCTCAATCCTAAGCATTCACTACTGGAAACACTCAGCAGAAGATCAATTGCACTGTCAAAACATATCCAGGTGCATGCTGTGGCAACGGTTGGGGATTCAGATAAACAAAGAGGTAAAAATTCAGCCGCTGCAAAAGGAAGCCAGACAGCAGAAAAGACAAAGGGATCAGATGATTTACTGGCTCGACCGAGCTGATTTTTTATTACCTATCGTCTTATAGGTGAGTTATGACACGTGGTGAGCGAGTAATCGCATTTATTGAAAGATATTGCAAGGCTCCAGAAGGAGCACATGTTGGGCAGCCGATTATTCTTGAGGACTTCCAGAAAAAGTTCATCTTAGATGTTTATGACAATCCGCATGGAACACATACAGCAATATTGAGTATTGCTAGAAAAAATGGGAAAACAGCTTTAATCGCGGGCATCCTTTTAGCTCACTTGATTGGCCCAGAAGCAAAGCAAAACAGCCAGATTGTTAGTGGTGCATTATCAAGGGATCAGGCTGCCATTGTATTTAAACTGGCTGTAAAGATGATCAACTTGAATGAGGAACTTCAAGACCTAGTTCATATCATCCCATCGACAAAAACTCTAATAGGATTAGCGAAAAACGTTGAGTTTAGAGCCTTATCTGCTGAGGGTAAAACAACACATGGTTTATCTCCTATTCTGGCGATTCTTGATGAGACAGGTCAGGTAAAAGGGCCGCAAGATGAGTTTGTGGACGCAGTGGTAACAGCACAGGGTGCACATGAAGCGCCACTCTTGATGGTGATTAGTACGCAGGCTGCTACTGATGCAGACCTATTAAGCATCTGGATTGATGACGCTTTAAAAGGCGAAGACCCAAAAACAGTGTGTCACCTATACACCACACCAATGGATAGCGATATTTTAGATAAGAACTCATGGAAGCTATCCAATCCAGCATTGGGTAAGTTTAGATCGGAGCCTGATATGCAGAAGTTAGCAGAAAAGGCTAGTCGGATGCCGAGTGCAGAAAACACTTTCAGGAACCTAAACTTGAATCAGCGTGTTTCTACTGTTTCACCGTTTATTGCAAAACAGACTTGGGATACTTGCCTTGGTGAATTGCCGCCAATTTACGAGTGTGATGAAGTATGGGCAGGACTGGATTTATCAGCTCGAACAGACTTAACAGCATGCGTATTTTTAGGAAAAAAAGACAACAAGTTTCATGTTTACCCGTATATCTGGACTCCAAGTGTCGGACTAGATGACAGGGCAAAGCGTGACCGTGTGCCGTATGACCTGTTTGTTAAACAAGGGCACATGTTCACCACACCAGGCGCAACTGTAGATTATGGTTTCGTAGCGCAAATGATTGGTGAAATTGCATCTGATTTAAAGATATTGCATGCAATTGCATTTGACAGATGGCGTATCGATGTATTCAAAAAAGAATGTGACTTGATTGGCTTGGAATTGCCATTAGTTCCATTCGGGCAAGGTTTTAAAGATATGTCCCCAGCTTTGGACACATTAGAGGCTGAGCTTCTTAATGCACGAATTATCCATAGTGATAACCCTGTTCTTGAACTTGCAGCAGCAAATGCTGTAGTGGTTAAGGATCCTGCTGGGGGTAGGAAGCTGGATAAGTCCAAAGCAACAAACCGCATTGACCCAATCGTAGCATTGGCTATGGCTTGTGGTGTGTCTAATTTCGAGGAAATTAGGCAAGCAGAATACAACGTCTTTTTCGTCTAATTAATTTCAACTAATGACCGCCTTAATTGGCGGTTTTTGCATTTTGGAGGGGCTATGACTGCTCTGCACAAATCATTCGGCTCGTTCGAAATAAAAGCCGTTGATGAAGAAAAGCGAACATTTACAGGGGTGGCTAGTACACCTAATCAGGATCGTTCAAAAGACATCATGATCCCTAAAGGCGCGAAGTTTCAACTGCCAATGCCGTTGCTATTTCACCACGACATGCGTCAGCCAATTGGACATGTAACCGAAGCAAAGGTCACAGAAAAAGGGATTGAGGTAACGCTACATATTCCTGAAATCAAAGAAGATGGGCGCTTAAAAGAGCGAGTAAATGAAGCTTATCAATCACTGAAGTATGACCTAGTAAAAGGTTTATCAGTTGGTTTTATCCCAAATTGGGATCAAGCCAAAATGATTAAAGGTGGCGGCATTCAGTTTGACGAGTGGGAATGGTACGAACTCTCCCTTGTAACAATCCCTGATAACCGTGATAGCGGAACAGATTTTAGAAAAGCATTTGAGGAACACAAAGCCGCGTTGGGCAAACAACCTCAGAAACCCGCAGCAGATGGCGATTCATCTGAGCAAAAACACGTAATTGTAAAACTTAATAGCCCAACAAAGGGTGGAGTAAAACTATGAATGAATATTTAAAAAAATTGCTAAAGGCATTAGCTGAAAAGAACCAAGCAATGCAGACGGCATTATCTAAATCGGCCGCAGCTGGTACTACACCAGATGAAGAAACCGAAAAAGAAATCCAAGCTCTCGAAAAAGAAATTGCAGCAATTGAAGTCAACATCGAGCGCACTAAAAAGCAAATCGCTGCTACTGAAGCTGCCGCTGAAAATGCGACTCCTGTTGCTGGTGATAATCCAGAAGAATCTAAAAAATCTGCGAAAGGTGATCCAGATCCAAAAGGCGACAATAAGATTATTGTTAAGTCGAACCTTCCTAAAGGTGTTGGATTTGCACAATATGCCCAAGCAAAACTGATTTCTCAGTTAAATGCTAAAGAAGGCCGATTCGAGTCGCCATTGGAAGTTGCTAAGAAAATGGGCTTTGGTGAAGAAGTTCAAGACTTAATTACTAAGGCGACTCTTGGTACTACGACTGATTCAGGTTTTGCAGCGACATTGGTACATGAGAACCATTTGGTTGGTGAGTTTGTTGAATTGCTTCGCCAAGCAACTGTCTTCGATAAGCTTCAAGGCTTCCGTGCAGTTCCTTTCCGTTCAAAAATTCCTTCTCAAGTAACAGGTGGTACGGCTTCATGGGTTGGTGAGGGTGCTGCTAAGCCACTTACAAACCCAACTTTTAGTGAAGTAGAAATCGGAGAGCACAAGCTAGCTGCTATTACGGTTTATACCCAAGAGTTGATGCGTCGCTCAGATCCTTCTGTAAGCGTGCTGGTACGTGATGACTTAATCGCTGCAAGTGCAACATTGGTCGATAACACCTTCCTTGATGCTGTAGCAGCTTCTTCAACTCGTCCGGCTGGTGTACTTAATGGTGTAACCATGACGCCAAACACTGGTGAGACGGCAGCTGCATATGAAAAAGATTTACTTGCATTGATTAACACTTTCGTTACTAACAACTTAAGTTTGGATGGTGCGTACTTCTTGATGTCAGAAACACGTGCAGCACAAATCGCTTTGTTACGTGATGCCTTGGGTAATTCTTATTTCAACGGCATGGCATTACGCGGTTCTCGTACCTTGCTTGGTATTCCTGTAATCACTTCACAAGCACTTGGCAACAAAATCATCCTTGTGAAAACAAGCGAGATCTTACTTGCACAAGATGGTGGTGTGGATGTTTCTTACAGCGACCAAGCGACATTAGTTGATGGTGGAACGACTCACCACTTATGGCAAGAAAACAAATTTGCTGTACGTGTAGAGAAGTTCATTACTTGGGCTAAGCGTCGTCCAGTGGCCGCAGCTTATCTAGACTACACAACTACTCCAACTCCATAAGTTGGCGTATTGATCTTAAAACAGCTCCTTCATTGGGGCTGTTTTCATATCTGAGCAATGAGATTTCATTGTTGAGCTATGGGAGCAGCTATGAAAATTGAATATTTACAGGTTATGCATGACGCCAATGTTGGTGATATCAAAGAAGTAACCGATTTTGAAGCAAATATCTTGATTAAAACAGGTGTTGCTAAGCCTTATGAGGAACCAAAAAAGGCAACAAGCAAACCTAAAAAAGAAGTAAAAACTAGCGAATAAAGGCGGTAAAAATGGGCATTTTTGACTGGTTAAGAGGTAAAAAGAGCTTTCAAAGTGTCCATAGTGCTGGGCAGACTTGGAATAGCCTATTTGTGCAAGAGCCATACTCAGGTGCTTGGCAGAAAAATGATGAATTAACACGTGATGACCTTGTCGCGTCTTATGCTGTTTTTGCATGTGTAAGCCTTATCTCTAAAGATATTGGAAAATTGCCAATTCTCTTGAAGCGCAAGAAAGAAGGGGTGTTGGTTAATGTTGATATCCCTGAAAAGTTGCGAGTTTTAAAGAAACCGAACAATTACCAGACTTGGCAGCAGTTTCAAGAGCAGTGGACATCTAGTTTATTGCTTCGTGGCAATACTTACGTTTGGAAATTGCGCGATGTTTTTGGTGAAGTCTACCGAATGGTGGTGCTTAACCCTGATCTTGTTTGTCCTTTAGTTGATGACTACGGCAATGTGTTTTATCAGTTCAATACAGACCGCTTAACACAAACCGAATCAGTGATTGTTCCTGCCTCTGAAATCATCCATGACCGTATTAACGCTTTCTACCATCCATTAGTTGGTTTATCACCAATTATGGCGTGTGGCGTTGCAGCAGGCATGGGAGTGAAGATAATCAAGAACGCTGCTAACTTCTTTGGAAATGGAAGCAGACCGGGTGGAATCTTGGTTGCTCCAGGATCTATCACGAAAGAAAAGGCTGAAGAAATCCAAGCTCGTTGGAACACGAATTATTCTGGTGCGAACTTTGGTAAGACGGCCGTCATTGGTGATGGCATGACTTACCAATCCTTAGGTATGAGTGCTGCTGACTCTCAAATGATTGAGTTATTAGAAATGTCTGGCCGTGTGGTTTGTAGTGTATTCAATGTTCCACCTTTCAAGATTGGCATTGGCACTGTTCCAGACGATTCAGAGAAGGCTAACGGGATTTATTATTCTGACTGCCTACAAGCCTTAATCGAAGCACGTGAAAACTTATTGGATGAAGGTTTAGACCTGCCATCTTTTAACGTTGAGTCCTTCCTTGATATCGACATGCTTATTCGCATGGATTCTGAACGATTCCATACTATGGTTCGTGATGACGTGAAAGGTTCATTGCTTACACCTAATGAGGGCCGAGCAAAAATCGGCAAATTGCCTCTAAATGGAGGCGATACAGTTTACATGCAACAGCAAAACTTCTCGCTTGAAGCACTTGCTAAGCGTGATGCCAAGGATGACCCATTTAATCCTTCATCTAGCGCTTCACAGTCTGCGGAAACACCGAAACCCGATGCAGAACAGCCAGAAGGTGAAAACGCGCTTAAATCGCT